CGGCGAGATTGGGCAATTTATCTTAGCAGATTGATAACGCTAAAATGACGAACGGCATTTTTAATACCTTTTCGGCACAAGTTTTCTGCTATTCCTGCTTCAAATGGGTCTCTATAAATTCTTCCACTGTGACACATGGCTTTTGATTTTTCTCTGTTCCTCCCAACGGAGCATAGTTCCAGTCCGTTTCCTCGTCAATATATCGCCGCCCATCGTCCGGCAGTTCCAGCGGTTCCGCAAGGATGATGGTTCCCCAGTGATTGACCATGATAAACGGTGCGATTTCACAGGGAATACCACGGCATTCATCATCGTGCCGCACATCGTAGGCGTACAGGCCGTCCGGGACAGTATCTCTCTTGATGCGGGTACTGGTGAACAGTGCAGGCTTTCCGCAAACCGTAATTTCTTCGTAGTGTTCGGTCATTGCATTAAAGGTCATAATCTGTCTTCTCCTTATATAAAGAAGCAGGACAATCCACACGGACTGCCCTGCAAAAGTAAAGGGAGAGCATCCGAAGACGCTCCCCCAGTTGTACATATGAATTTTTTAGCTGATGCCCAACTCTTTCATCAGCCGAGTGCGGTACTCCTTATCTTCAGAAGCCCGTTTTGCATCCTCAATGCGGTTTTGATCGAAGAGCTTCTTCATGAGCAGAGCCACACTATTTGCACCTTCAACCTTTCCACGATTTTCCACTTTATCAAGCACATCACACATATTGCGTGGGCCTCCTTTCTGGCCATCGGTATTGGTATTGTATGCTTCCTCAAACCGATTATCATTCGTCAGAATGCTCAGCAGTTGAAGCGTTTCTTGCACATGGGTCAAATCCTGTGAACTGGGGATGTAATCGCCGTTTTGCCGCTTCTGCACGAAGTAGTCTGCCACAACCTTAAAATCGCTCTGGAAAAGCTCTACCTGCTCATGGGTCAGATAGGCAATCTGGAACAAGTTGATTTTATAGTCGTTGACATACGGCTCAAACTCTTTGGGAATGTTCAGCCGTTCCTTCAGGGACAGTGGGCCATTCCACGGTTTATCATGGCCGAAGTAGAGTACCAGCGTTACAACCGGATAGAGCTTTTCGCTATCGCCAAGTAACTGCGCTTCATACTCTGCACAATCATCATCAATTGCACAGAAGGGTAGATCAGAGTAGGAAACAGCCTGATTTTTAAGACCGATGCATATCACACGGATATTCATGTCCTTCCAGTGTTTGGTAACGTCATGGCTGATTAGAATGCTAGAAATCTTATATAGAAACGGATCTTCCAGCTCGTCCGCAGACAGAATCTGTTTGCCGTTGAACAGAAGCGCGTTCACAATGTCCGAAAAGACATCATTGTAAGATTCCAGATTTTTCTTGGGCGTAATATTTTGCTCCATATCTTCACCCTCGGTTCTTATATATGGTATCATGTGAGCTTGAAATTTACAAGCATTTGCCTTATGCTACGTTCAATCTGGTGGCTTTGTAGCAGTCAGCGCACATTCCCTCATGGGTGGCGGCAAACTCTGCTGCCTGCATGATGGAGCCATCCTTCAGCTTGACCCGCTTAATGGGCTGATTGCAGCGGACACAGATGCATGGAATAGGCGGCTGTTCCTGCTTCGGGGCAGCAGATTTCGGTTTCGACTGCTTTTGCAGTTCCGCCTCCGGCTGCGGTGCAGCATCTTCCGGCAAATCCTCTCCGGCATAAACGTACAGGCCAAGGCCAAACATAGCAAGGTTCTTCACCAAGCACCGCATGATAGCCTTATTTACATCGAACATAGAGGCTGCTTCTACGGTACGCTCTTCCATGCCGACCTTTTCACGGCGGCGGGTCTGCGGATTGTAGTCCCATTTCGGAGTGGTATAGGTATAAGGCACAGCTTTCATGGCCTTGTTTGCGTCATCCAGTACAGGCAGCCACATTTCGTGCGAAACTCCCTCTATCATGACAGTGGTATACACCATGAAGCCGGTTATGGGGTCATAAACATAGGGTAGGCCGTTGAATTTCTTGACCTCATAGCTGGCAGTGGGATACAGTTTTTTCACCTCTGCCCAAGCATACGCCCAGCTTACATATTTCAGTTCCGTGTTGCCGGACTTCTTGACTTCCAGATGATCTTTGAAGTCGATAGCGAATAATTTTACGAACGGATTTTCAGTAGCCATAATCAAACCTCCAAGAAAAAAGGCGGCAGAGAAGCTGCTCTCTGCCGCCATACAATTATGCCGCATGAACGATGGTAAACCTGCGGCTGCTTACATTTTTGCTGTATTGGTTGAAAATGTCCGGCTGCTCTTTCCGCAGGCGTTGGGAATCCACACGCTTGCTTTCGGAGGACACCCATGACACCTTATAGCCCGGTGCTGTGCCATAGGCGGCATCCTGCATTTTCAGCTTGACCTGTTGCTCGATAGCCGTTTTCTCCTGTTCCATCTGCTCGATTTGGTCGGAAAGCTCCTGCCGCTTGTCCAGAAGTCCATGCAAGGCACTCAGGTCAGCAGTCTTGTCCCGGTTGTCTACCTCATAAAGCTGGTTGATCTGCTGGGTGTCACAATCGCAACCGTTGGGTGCAGGGGGAATCTGGGGCACAACATGGTTCGTCCAGAAACGCTCTTCCTTATCAATAAGGTCAGAAATCACCTGCTTATCTGCCACGATCTTGTGGATCACCAGCTCTCTGCCGAAAATCAGAGCCGCCACATACCAGCAGTCGAAACCGCTGACGGCTAAGTAGTGGTCAACCTGCGCCAGATAATGAGCTGGGATTTTCCCATCCGCCCACTTATCTGCGGAGAAGGGCGAAACCATTTTGCACTCCAATCCAGCTTTCTGCCCAACGATCAGGCGGTCAAAGTCTGCCAGAAGCAGCGGATGTTCCTCGCTCTGGTAGATGGCGTTTGCACGGCGCACCTTAAAGCCCGTTTCTTCGGTAAACCGCTGCGCCACATAATCCTCCAAGTCACGACCCTGCCGCATGGCTTCGTTGTCGATATTCTCAACGGTATCGCTGATTTTATCGTGGTACACCTGAAATGCAGAGCGATAGGGATTCAGGCCAAGAATGGCACCAGCATCCGTGCCGGTAATACCGCATTTGCGATAACGGAGCCAATCCTCTTTGGATAAATTTAATGTAGATACAAGTCTTTTCATGCAATGTTCAGCCTTTCTTTCATCTGTTCTTCTGCGATAGAGAAATCATATTCCACCAAGTCCTTGATAATCGTGGAAAACTCATCCACCAAGGTACGGTCATCATCCAGCCAGAGGGCATACAGGAAATCCAGAATATTCCGCTGCACCCGGAGATGGTTCCAGAAACGCTCGTCCATCTGCTTCTCGGTGTCCAGCGTAATCAAGGCACTGACAATGGTGCTTTTCATCGTGATTTCGTATGCTGTGGTGCAGGTAGGCTTTGGAAAATCGGCTTCAATACTGTTCAGGAACTCAGAAAATTCCCGGACAGCCCGGTTGCTCACATCGTTCATACGTTCTCCTTTATGCTGCTGCCAGCACCATCTTGTAGGCTTTGTCGATCATGGGATTGCCCTCTGCGGTGCGCAGGAACAGGTTTTCGTTGTAGTTGCGAGTTTTACGGATGGGGTCTGCATGGGTGGCAAAATCCGATACGGCATTTACGAACCGCCATCCATTCTTGCCGACCCACTCCAGATCGGGTGCATTATAGTAGCGAGCCTTCAAATCTTCCTGCAAGCGCAGGTTGTTCTTCCGCTGGCCATCGGTTAAGTCTTCCGTGATGGGGAAGAACTCGTTGATAAACTCCTGCACCTTGCGGTCAGACAGCTTGATGGTGGTCAGCTCATGGATGCCCTTGCCCAGCTCCCCCATGTAGCTGTTGGCAAGTTGTAAAGTTTCACGGGCATCCTGCACCCGGAGCAGAACATTTTCGGTATGGCGAGCAGTCCAGATGCGCTTTGCAGTACCCAGTGCCAGATTCAAAGTGTTCTGGCAGACGACACGAACCGGGGTCATGGCAACTTTCACACCAGAACTGCCATCATGGCTGTTGAAGAACACAAGATATGGGGTCACTTCATCTCCGGCGATGATGTATTTCTCCGGCAGCTTCGCCAGCATCCAGACTTTCTTGCCACCCTGCAAAGAACCGGCAGTTTCATAGGTAACGCCCTCACCTAGCAGATCATCCGTGAACTGGAACGCTTCTTCGTTCTGCACAATGCGGTAGCGGTCAGATACGACACCGAGTACGGAATCATCCGTGCTGCGGACATTAGCACGATAGCCGGGAATCATAGCACCTGTACCAGAATAGATATTGCGGCTTTCCACCTGCCAGTCTAGACCAGCCAATTCCAGAGCTTCCCGACTTGCAGGGGCATCCATCACGATACGGCCAAGACCGTGCCAAGGGGTTTCACGGACAGAGAACATGGTTTCAACGTTTGCGGACATAATCTTTACCTCCAAAATTTTTGATTGTCTTATTTCTTTTCGATTTGATGAGCCATCCAGACAATGATTTTCGCAGCACCTTTTCCGACTGCTTTCATCACCTCCACCAATACTTTTTCAAAGATTTCTGCCATTGATTTTTCCTCCGTTTTTCTGTAAAAATCAAAGACCAGTAAGCTGATGTGGTTGCTTACTGGTCTTTCTATCCAAGATTATAATATATAATTATATCTGAATCAGATACGCTTAGCTTGTGCCAAGTGTGTCAGATGTGTCAGTGTTTCTATAAATCAGCCTTATATTTTCGTGTTTTCTGGGTGTTCTAGGGGTGAAAATATAAGTATATACGGGGTTTCTTTTGAAAATTCCTGACACAACCGGCACAGCTGACACACCCTCTTACCTTTGAATCTTCGACTGGATGCCCACAACTACTGTGAGATCATGCCACTCATTTTTACGGATTCCCTGATTTCGGGATGCTTTGAATGCCTTTGCTTCCTCAAACGAAATCGAAAAGCGAGCCATTTCTATAAAGCCGTCCATTGTATACGCAGCAGTATTTCTCCCCTGCAACTCTGACAATTGGAAATCAAGCACCCAGCGAAACTCTTCATTCGTCATCGGCGTGATCTGTGCCACA